AGAAGACCATAAGCTGATAGTCTGGTAATGAGAAGACCATAAGCTGATAGTCTGGTAATGAGAAGACCATAAGCTGATAGTCTGGTAATGAGAAGACCATAAGCTGATAGTCTGGTAATGAGAAGACCATAAGCTGATAGTCTGGTAATGAGAAGACTATAACCCTGTAAAAACTAGGGTATCCCATAACTCCCCGGTAAAAACTAGGGTCTGATATAACAGGGCATTTTTTTTTGCCGAGGTAACATATCCACCAGATTAATCCAATTACAGGTGGGAAATCCTAGCGAATTAATCGTATGTAAACCCATAGAATGTAACTCTCGCGAAGTAGAAAAAATTACACGATCAATTCACCGATAAGCATATTCGCGGTGAGTGGTTTAATATAACTGATGCGGATATTGAATCATGTAATTAACAATAATTCTTTGAAAGATTTCTTTAATATTTATATATTAAATCTCCTATGTTAATTTTTTTATTTAATTTAACTTTTAAATCACACAATTTCCCCGGAAATGATAAATCTATACGAGACCCCAATTTAATCATACCCAAATATTGACCCGCCCTAATAATTTCAGGAACTTTCTCAGATGAAGTTATTCGACGCGGTATAAATCCAGCTATTTGCGTAACAGTAACAATTGCTCCATTATTTCCTTTAATGGTATGAATTTTCTTTTCATTATTTCTACTTTTTTCTTTATTTACAACTATATCAAATTTTCCAGTTTCATCATAATATCTATCAATAACAGTGCCGTTTATCGGGTAGATCTGTGTATGATTATTAAAAACACTCATAAAAATACTCACATGGATATTTTTACCATCATAACATATATTAGTTATTTTTCCAGCAGCTGGTGAAATTATAATATTATCATTATAATTTGTATTATTTGAACTAAATCTATAAAAATATATCAAGAAGAATAACAATAATATAAAAAATCCTGTAATTTTTTTAAATCCATTCAATAAAAAATAAAAAATGTAATTACCCCCCCATAAACGGAGATTCTTTAAAAAGTAAAGATGAATACATTATATATATATAATTGATTTATTTTTACAAAATAATTCAAAGTAGCATTTTATACATTTTACCTTTCCTAATAAGTTTAAAAATATAAGGAATAACTGTATGCTCACACGTATAGGCATATTTATAATTGTGGTAAGTCATAATAATCGTAAATTCCTTTACAACATTATCATATTCATTAATATTCATATAAGAAACTATAATATCACATATGTCTATTGATGTGATATTATAGTTTAAACATTTGTGGGCGGTATTCCTTAACATAACAAGTATTTATATCTGTAATTAAATTTCATTTTTTAGAATTTATATTTTTTCAAACTTTTCTTTTTTTATTACAGGATTTTTTAAGGCAATTTGATTTTGATTATGTTTTATATGATCAAATATACAATTATGATCTTGCGGGTATTTATGTTTATCACAATAATACTCACCGCAACGACATTCAGTAAAGGTTAGTGTTATCTTTTTACGACATATTTTACATTTAATTTTTTTATCCATGATAATTATTTGACTCATTTTTATTTATATAGTTAATATTATATTTTCTATCTAAAAGATTATCCGATAAACGGACTAACATTTGACTAATTGGGTTAAAAAAATCATAAGGGACTTTTATTATAATTATTTATTCAAATTTGAATTTAAATATATAATGATATACTATTATTAAATTGGGAGATGAGCAATGTTAAATCTAACAACTATACTGATAGAAAAAAATCAAATAAACAATTTTGTCCGTATGCAAAGGTTCACACATTGAGCTTTTATGTATTAGGAAATGAAGAAAATGAAAAAGATTCAAATATAGTTGTTACGAACAAAGAATTGTTTAAATCAGATTTACCTATACCCGAGGGAGTATACGATGCTCATATGGGAACCACTGACCACTTTTGGTTATGTGAGACTTGTGGGAATAATAAATCTATATGTCCCGGACATCCCGGTAGTATAGAATTACATTATCCCGTGAAAAATCCTTTATTTAGGGAATTTATAATTAAATGGTTAAAAGTAGTTTGTTTTAAATGTGGTCTTATTATTTCTGAAAAGAAAATTAAAACGGCCAAAGCAAAACTATTAACGGAATATGTTAAAATTTCCAGAACAGTGAATGCCTGTCCACATTGCAGTGAACCGCATCCGCTTGTTAGTAAAGATAAGTTTGAGCAGGCAATATTTTATGTGGAATATCCAGGAAGCAAACATAAGGAAGAATTATTCAATCATGATATTAAAAATATTTTGGAGCGAATTTCTGACGAAACTGTTTTGTTTATGGGAAAACCTTTACGAAGTCATCCTAAGAAATTTATATTAGATACGATTCGTGTTGCCCCAAATACTATTCGTCCGGATATTCGACGGGTAGGTGGGAACAGATCTAATAATAGTGATATTACCGCATTAACTAAAAATATTATAGAAATTAATGAATTGCTTCCTTCCGAAATTCCTGAAAAGCATAATATCAGCAAAGAGTTGCGTGAAATGTATTTTAATTTGGATATGTCTTATTTTGAAATGATTAAAGGTTCTTCAGGATCTAACAATCAAGTTCGAATGATTACGAATACGAACAAAATACCTAACTCTATTGCGAATCGTATTCCCAAGAAAGAAGGACGCATCAGAAGAAACCTTATGGGTAAGAGGGTTAGATATATGATGAGAAGTGTCATAACTGGTGACAACATGTTAAAAATCGATGAGTTAGGTCTACCAATTAGTATTGCTAGATCTATACAAATACCAGAAACGATTCGCCCGTATAATCGGGATAGATTAAACACATATTATATGAATAGAAATAAAACGTATCCGGGTTGTTCCGGTATCATAATGAATGGTACAAAAAAACTACATGCTATAGATTATCTCGATGAAAACTATCAGTTACAAGATGGTGATGTTATCATGCGAGATATGATAACTGGTGACGTTATTGGATTTAATCGACAGCCATCGTTATTATTCAGTAGTATGTCGTCACATAAAATTATCGTATTAGATAAAGGCGAAACGCTGAGAATGAACGTATCAGCCTGCAACTTTTACAATGCGGATTTTGATGGGGATGCAATGAATGGACTTGTAAGTCAAAATATTCAAGCTAGAAACGAACTCGCAAAATTATCATCGGTGGGTAACTGGATGATATCATATAAGGATTCTGCTCCAATGGTAGGGGCCTTTCAAGATTCGCTTATTGGAATGGCAGAATTCACCAGATCAGATATTTTCCTAGATAAGTATCATGCCATGAAAATGGTATCACAGATCGATGTAACTGGTAAAAACTTTGTATTCGAAAAAAGTAAATACCAAAGCCGAGAAATAATTGGTCTATTTTTACCAAAGATTAATTATCCGTCAAGAAAGGCAAATATTTATAAACCCCAGTATGCCCCCTTTATTAAATATGACCCCAAAGATATTGAAGTAAAGATCGACAGAGGGCAGTTAATAAGTGGCGTTTTAGATAAATCCACTGTTGGTCAAAGTACTATGGGATCAATATTACATATTATTAATAATGAATATGGTAACGATGTTGCTCTAGACACTGTATTTTCATTCCAGCAAATAGCTACGACATTCTTTATAAATGCCGGATTCACATTAGGTATTTCCGATATTAATATTTCCGACGAGTCAGTCAAAAAAATTAAAGATAAAACCGCAGCCATGATTATGGAATCGCGTAATATTACCGACAATCTAAATAAAAATAAATTGATTGCCCCAATTGGAATGTCTTTATCGGACTTCTATGAAATGGAACAATTAAATGTATTAGAACAGGGAGATGATTTCGTAGAACCCATTTTAGCCGACATCGATTTCGCCACAAATAAAATGGTAAAACTAGTATTCACCGGTTCTAAAGGTAAAGAAACAAATGTTATTTCTATTAATGGGGCCATTGGCTCGCAGACTATTAATGGAAGACGTATGGCTCGTAATTTTGGATGGGGTAGAACGGCACCATATTTCCTACGATATGATACGGAACCAAAATCGTTGGGATATATTTCACATTCATTTAGAGAAGGATTGCCATCCGATTCATTTATATTCGCGGCAGCCGAAGCTCGCCACGGTTTAATTAATCTAGCATTATCGACAAGTATTACTGGACATCAAAATAGGCTTAGTATTAAAAATCTAGAATCTATATTAGTAGATAATTTATACAAATCCGTTAAAGATCAAAGCATGATTCAACCGCTTTATGCAGAATCTGGTCTTGACCCTAGAAAAACCGAAAAGGTTAAATTTATGACCGTTATGATTTCGGATAAACAAATGACTGACGAATATAAAACTAAAATTACTGACGTTAATAAAATCTACCAAAATAAAACAATTCAAGAGGCACTTAATGTGGAATTTGAGCAGTTAATGGAAGATAGAAAAACCTATAGGGAAATTTTCATGCACGTTGAAAGCAATAATCCCGGCAGTGTATTATTCGACAATTCCAGACAAATGCCAGTTAACGTATTTCGCATAATTGAAGATGTTGTTTATAACTATCATGAGGAAATTGCATCCCTACCTAAATCACAACAAATGTTAGATCCTATTAAAACAATTAATAAAGTATCCGAGTTATGTAGAATCCTACCTTATATGTATTATAACAATATTCAGGAAAAAAATAATATGAAAATTCCCGAATACATACAAACGGCAACCTTGTTAGTTAGTATACTTATTCGCGGATATTTATGCACATCTAATCTATTACGAAAGAAAATTACTGATAATTTATTAGATATTATTATAGTAAAAATTCGAATGACATTCAAAAAGGCATTAATTAATTATGGAACTGCCATAGGCATTATCGCGGCTCAATGCGTATCAGAACCTATGACACAATATATGCTTGACTCTAAACATAGATCAGGAGCCGGCGGTGGTACTAAAACTAATACCATCGTTAGAATTAAAGAAATCTTGGGAGCCAAAGAAACCGAAAAGATGAAAAATCCATCTATGCTATTATTAGTTAATCCTGAATATGAAGATATTAAATTAAAGGTTCAAGAAATTGCTAACTATATTGAGATGATGGATTTTAATAGATTTATTAGTTCAACTAGAATATTCTTTGAAGAATACGGTAATCCTGTTCATAGTAAATTTACACATGAAAGTAAAATGATAAAAGAATTTGAAAAGTATAATTTAGGCATAGAAATCCCAAATGATTTAACGAAATGGTGCATTCGATTTGAAATTAATAAAGAAGAAATAATTTTAAATAGTATGAAATTAGAAACCATAATTACCGTATTGCGAAATAAATATCAATCGATGTTCTTCGTTTATACACCAGAAAACGTTGACGATATTGTGATTCGAATTTATGTGAGAAATTCGGCATTGAAACCCAATTCTACCCAAATGCATGAAGAACAAATTATAACCCTTATGCGCGACATTAGAGGAACTGTTATACGCGGAGTGAATGGTATTAAATCTACCAATATAAATAATGTCGTTAAATCGATTATTGATGAAAATGGTGCCATTACAACTAAAATAACATATGGCATCCAAACAATAGGATCCAATTTAGAAGAAATTTTAAATAATCCTTATGTGGATAAAAGACGTTCGCAAACTGATAGTGTTTTAGAAATGGCTTCTATATATGGTATTGAAGCTGCCAGACATAAAATTATTAATGAGTTGCGATCAGAAATGTCAGATATTAGTATCGAACATTGTTCTATATACGCGGATGAAATGACTTATTCAGGACACGTAACTTCAATTCATCGAACCGGGTTACAAAAAAGAGAAATGAATAATGTTACTCTCAGATTAAGTTTTCAATCACCTATTCAAGTAATTGAAAATGCCGCGATAGATGGATTGATCGACAAAATCGGAGGAATCTCCGGACCGTTAATAATGGGTTCGGCCCCAAATATTGGTACCACATATAATAAAATTATATTAAGTGAAACCTTTATGAATAATCAAAGTAAAAATATTGACGATGAATTATAGTCTTCAAGAATATTACAAAAAAAATATTTTTTTTGTAATATTAATTACATATACGGTATTTAAGGAAATGCCTAAAACTATTAAACAACGTCAGTTAAGTAATGGTCAAAAAACTAGATTGGAAAATTATACTAGACCAATCGTGTCAACCGTAAGTAAAATTCCACAACGTGAATTAGATAGACGAGAACGTGAAAGACTATGTAAAGAAAGTAAAATGACCCAACTACTCAAGTAGAAAGAAAAAAAGAAAATATTTTCACATCCAACGTAGATAAAAGTACAAAACAATCTATCGGGGATGTGTTTTACGAAATCACTAATAGAGGAAGTAGAAATAATGAACCTAGTACAAATTTCCGCACATCTATTAATGAACTTTTTAGTTAATCATATCAAAGAAAAAATTAGTGAAGATAACGTTCTTACAAAATATTTTGATAGTCAAATTGATAGACGAAAGAAACATCAAAATAATAAAAATTTAGACCCGGCCCACGGCCTTAAATAATTTTTTTTATACTCATATATAAAAAAAATTGAATTATTACAGGTTATATTATATCCCAACACAATGTTTGCATCTCAACAAGTTCAACAAGCTCCCGCCCAAGCTCCCGCCCAAGCTCCCGCCCAAGCTCCCGCCCAAGCTCCCGCCCAAGCTCCCGCCCAAGCTCCCGCCCAGCGCTCCGTTTGTGCTGCGTGTTATAACAATGACATGTTGCTTAGAAACGGACGTGATCGCGATCACTATGACTGCAAGTCATCAAGCTGTAGAAGACACTGTGATAGTTCATAGAGTATGCTTTATGTATGTATTTCTAGCGCTCGGCAGGTTGTCAATTGACAATAAATCCTCTCTAGCTAGAACTATGTAATTAAAGTATGACGATGTATCGTTCGTGAAAATATAATTATATTTAGAATATCGCATGTAAGGAAGAAGAATCCTGATATTAGATGTTTTATTTTTTTGTAAAAATAATTGTTATTAAAAACGTATGTGAAAAATATCCTTATGTAGCATATTAAGCGTAATAAACTAAACTTATGATTTTTTACATCGTGCTATTATTTCTGTCGTTGAAATAATATTTGTATGTGGCAGTATATGTAATTTATCTAATTTAATCACGGCCGAATACATTAATTCAGTTTCTTCTTTAGTTCTATTATCCGTCGTACATACAATGTCAATATTATGTGTTTTTATATAATCTTCAGTTACGGTAATTGGCGCATTTGGTATAACTTTATCTACATATCTACAAGCATCAACCACCGCTATACGATCTTCCATATTCATTATAGGTTGCCTTTTATATGATTCAATTACGTCATCTGAATGTATACCAACTATTAAAACATCGCTCAATTCCTTACATGCCTTTAAGTATTTAACATGTCCGTGATGAAAAATATCAGCACACATATCCACATATACAATTTTATTTTTTTTTTTAATCATATTTATATATATAAATATGATTAAATTTTTTGGTACTATTATTTGCATAATAATAATTATATTAACCTTATCACATATATATAATTTAGAACATATGTATTTAGCAAATAGACTAACACTTATACCATCAGAAAAAAGAGTAAAGATTTTGCAAGATATGCTAATTACTATATATAAATATTCACAGAATTGTCATCCATGGTTAATGTATGGGACTTTATTGGGTTATGTTAGGGAAAAAAGTATTTTAGAATACGATTATGATAATGATATTGCTGTATCACATAATGAATACGAAAATATGAAAATAAATATGAAAAAACTTGTTGCGGAAAATCCACAATATCGTCTAATAAATTTAGATTCAATAATATCAAAAGGTATGATATTAATGGATATTGAATCGGGGTTATCAACTGATATTGATTGTTTTATTATAAAGGATAATTATATACATGTGGCGTTTATTGTTGATTTTTTCACTGCTAAAAATATATGTAGATCAAATATGTTTCCCTTGCGACCTATTAATTTTTTAGGCACATCTATGTATATACCTAATAACTATTTTAAAGTATTAGAAGGGGCATACGGACCAAATTTTATGACTCCAATACATGAATTTATAGAATATGGTGGTGGTAGCTATTGGATGCCAGAAAGAGGAAATGTATTATTTAAACAAATTTTAGAATATTTCTCATATTAATATTATAATATATTTTATAATAAATATTAGTATAAAATATATTATAATATGAATTCTTGGGACTTTTTAGAACAATATGATATACAAGTTTGGTGTATTTGTTTAAAGGAACGCAATGATCGATTTGTTCGAGTTCAAAAAGAATTTAAAGATATTAATTTAATCAAATATGTTAATTTTCATAGACCCCCAAGACATGAAAATGGTGTTATTGGTTGTATGTTATCTCATAAACATTGTGCGGAAATGGCATTAGCATGTGGTAAGCACGCATTAGTATTTGAAGATGATGTTACATTTACCCCCGACTGGTTGGAAAAAATAGAACACATAAAAGATTTTTTAAAATCTGAATTACGGTGGAATATTTTACGGTTAGGGACAATTATTAGTTCTTTAATTTCTGAATCAAAAAGTACTAGCAAAATTTGGCTATGTAAATCATACTCATCACACGCGGTAATTTATAATATAAATGTTATAAAATTTATATTTCCTGATAACTTATTTTTGGATCAGCATATAGATGATTATTTACATGATGATGAAAATATTTTAGATTATTCATTAGTTAATTATATGTGTTATCAAAAAAGTGGGTTAGGTAGTGATATTAACTGGTTTGGTTTAAATTTTATCCAAAGTGTTATGGAGTCGAAATATATATTTGAACCATTGCAAAAATATAATAATATACATGCGTGGTATATTAGATGGCTTCCATGTTGTATACAAGATAAAGTTACAATGTGGGCACTTTTAACAAATTTAGGATTTTTATCAAATAAAATTTGTTCGATTGTATCACCTATCATAAGTAAATTAAAAGTAAATTAAAAGTAAATTATTGTTTGTATATGGAAAAATGATTTTTAATTAATGTAGGGGTATTTTCATAATTACTATTACCACATACCGCAACATTAAATAAAGTTTTTGGTGTAAACATTATAGAAGTGTAATTATTATTAATAATATTATTGCATTTTAAGAAATCAGCAACCGCGGAACAACATGTTGCGTATGTTATGTTTAAACTATCGCGGGATTCTGTATAATCGTAATAAGCATCCTTGTAGTTATACGCATGCATTAATTTTTTATGCATGTTAGCTTTTATAAAATTATCAGATTGATGTATCGCGTTTCCCTTGTATTTATAATGATAACAATGCCCCTCATATCGTTCTAAATAATTTATATCTAATAAAACTGGTTCTTTTATATTGCGAATTTTATTAAAATAATTACAAAATCTATTTTTGGCATCATAATTTTCATTTAATTCATATACGTACGGTATATCATTTATACAAATAATTACTGACACGTGTGTATAAAATCCAATAAGTAATCTCATTAAGTTGCGCGTCCCTAATAAGATATTTTTATAGTAAAAAGTATTCTTTTTATTAACACAGTCATGTGTTAATAGTGATCCCGTGTGTGTTTTTGAAAATATTAAATCACCAGTATTAAATTTAATATCATTAATAGATTTAATACTAAACTTATTTTTATCAATTAAAAAATAATTTATTTCACTTATTAATAATAATAAACATATAATAACAACTGTTATTATGCAATATTTCATCTATATTATACTTTTTTTTTTGTTAAATATTTTAAACTATACCCTATCATGTATCCTGAAAAATTATATAGTAAATCTAACCAACTACCACAATTATATAATTGTTGCTCATATATTTCAAAACCTATACTTACACCCTGCGAAATAAATATATTTGTAAAATAACCTAAAAACACATGAGTTAGCATATGAGAGATTTCCCATGTAGAAACTTTACATATGCTCCGCTCGTCAGGGTTAGCACCTATCCAATAATTCTCACCGCGTAAATTGTTTATAGGTCTACATGTATTATCATCGGTACATAATACCGCGCATGAATTTATATTTTTATAAAAAGAGTTATAAATATCCACAGGTAAAAACTTATCCGAGTAAAAACAAAACGAATATAGTATTATTAAAACTAATATAACCATTACATAAATTCCAGTGGGAATATTGTGCCATTTAAAAAAATCTTTAAAAAAATCCATTTATATAATTATATTATATGGATTTTTTTACTATTGAATAATTATATATATATATATACTAAATATATGATACATATATGATAATATGCAAATTAACCCGAAATTTGTTCATAATCAGGAATATAAAATTTGTTCTAATTCCGATGAACATATAAATTTAGGAATAATCGAAAACTTCAATGCTCATAAATCTGATATTATACCAAAAAATATTAATTTTTACCCAACTAAAGGAGGTGAATTTAATAATTTACTTAATGAGATTTCACAATATGTAAATTGTAATGTGAATAATATATTAATAACCGCCGGATCCGGTAAAGGATTAGATTTAATATTACATGCATTCGTAGTAGCTGGTACAAAAATATTATTACCAGTTCCCAATTATCCCGGATTTATTCACAGTGCCGAAATATCCAACGGGGATATAATTTTTATAAACGATTTTTATGGAAACGATAAGGATTTTATACGATTAAATGAACAAATACCAGACGCAAATATCATTTATTTTTCAACGCCTAATTTACCTATTGGATATGTTATAAAAAAATCGCATATAATAGAATCTATTAAAAAATATCCCACCAAACTTTTTATTTTCGATGAAGCTTATTATGAATACGGTGGGGAAGAATCCTATTCGAATTTAGTTAATGACTATAAAAATGTTATAGTTACAAGAACATTTTCTAAGACGTTTGCGTTGGCCGGTGCGCGTATAGGATATATTATATCACATAAGGATAATATTAATATATTACGCATTGGATATAATGATAAGGATATTATTGATAGCTCTATTAAATATGCGCTTAATGTTTTACAAAATAAACAATATTATTTAAATAATGTTGTAAATGATACACTTGCAACATACTATATAGATAAACAATTATCTAAAATTGTTAAGGATAATTCTCAAATTTATGATTATTCAATACCTACGGCACCATGGTTTTTAATAAAGGCAAAGGATACAAAATTAGTATGTGAAATTATGAAAGAAAGGGGGTATTTAGTACGCGATAAATCACAAGATATTCCCAATTGTATTAGAATATCTTTATGTACTATTAAACATATAGATAATGTACTCGATATTATAAGTGATATTAATAAAAATACCACATTACATAATATTAAACCCACAATTAAAACTTTATTCCTCGATTTAGATGGGACATTAAGACAAAATTATACGGAAAAAATACCAGAAAAAATACAAAATGTCCTCAATAAATTAAAAGACACATATGAAATCAAAATTATTACTGATAATTTTGAAAATATTGAAGATATTTCTCAACATTTAAAAGAAAGTAATATAGATTTTAACATCATTTCTCCAATATGTAAGAAAATGAATCCAAATAAACGCGATTGGTTTATATATAAAAAATGCGTATATGTAATAAAATTTCCAAATATCAGTTATGAGTTAATATCAGCAGTTAAATTATTCAAAAAAATAAAAGTTATAGAAATGGATGAATTTATTAATTCTGCTGAATTAGGTATTTCGCCGAATATTCGCTTACCACATATTGGAAAATTTTATATGCTTATAAATTCACTTGTTGATACGAAATTACAATTTACATTAATTGGTAAACAAACTTTACATGTTAATATAAAAAATGGCATAGTTATTGGAGATTCATTGAACGATGAAGTTTTTGCAAAGAACAATGAATTTCCCTTTTATAAAGTTAAATCTACGGACGATACCTATAACATATTAAAAAAACTTTTAAATGAATAAATTCTTATCAGATACAATAAATAAACTCTAGTACTTTAAAAGCTATCTTCTAATTTTTCATTATCCCACCAACGACTTGCCTCGGCATCTTTTAATTCTTGTTCATAATAATTCAAATTAGAATATTTTGAATTACTTCTATTAAAATTGTCCATAGCCTCCCTATTTTTATTACTCATTTGTTTCATTTTGTATAATAACTTATTATCTCCTAATGATCCCATGGTTTCATCAACATTTTTTTTATAATTTTCCTCGCTGTATATGGGCGATCTATTTTTTTCAATTAACTCTTGTTTAGTTTTTAGATAAGTATTATTTAATTTTTGTTCTATTTGTTCTATTTGTTCTATTTGTTCTATTTGTTCTATTTGTGCTAATTCAGCGTTTCGTTTAAAATCTTGTTCAGCGTTTCGTTTAAAATCTTGTTCAGCGCTTTTTCTTAACTGATATTCTATATAATTATTTAAATTTTTATTTTGTATCATATTTGATTCTTCTGGGGTATAATACACATATGATTGTTTATTTTCTGGTTTATCCCATAAATGCAAATTATCAAAACCAATCCACATTACAACAGACCATAACCCAGCAAATCCCAAAATAGCTTGATATTGCAATTTGTTAACAACCACATTATATATTACTATTATCATAACTAATAATATTAATAGTTCTAAAGATTTCATTACTATTTTTAATTATATATATGATCACAATGAAATGTATATAGAGAAATAATAAATACTATATAAATCAAAAATGAATATTAGTAACTATATAAAATTCATGAGTGTTTACGGAGATAACGTGAATAATATATTATTACCAGAAAAAAATAAAATACAACATACTCGAATTATAGGTAAGGCGGGTATAGGTAAATCCACACATATTTCAAAGAATTATTCCTATGCCGATTATTTATTATTGGCATACACCGGATTAGCAGCATCACAAATTAATGGTCATACAATATCTAGTGTATTTAAGTTAGGTAGATTTAATGAAAATCCCGTTAATAAATCAGTAAGCTCTATGAAATGGAATACTAAGTCTAGAGTTGAGCATATACAGCATGTAAAAGGTTTAGTTATAGATGAATTTTATACTGTCCCAGTTGCTATAATGGAAAAAGTTAATTTAATTTGTCAACAATTACGACAGAGTAGTGAATTATTTGGCGGCTTAGAATTAATTTTAGTGGGTGATGATAAACAAACAGAATGTATTGACGAATCATTTGTCGAATCTGAGTTATATAAAAATTTGGAATTTAAAGAAATTGTATTAGAAGAACATGATAATATGCGATTAACTTATAAATATATGAATTTTTGCAATTATTTTAGAAATAATAAATTAAATAGAGATAAATTGTTTCGTTTATTAAATAATAATAAATTTTCACAAACTGACGTAAATGGATATTCCGTGTATTATACCAATGAGGAAGTCAATACTAAAAATAATACAGAAATGAAAAATTTCGAAGGAGAAATTATTTATAAAACTTTTAAAAAGGGGTGTCCGATATATATTACCAGTAATTGGGAAAATTTATGTAATGGTATGATAGGTGAATTAGTAGACAAAAAAGACAAATATTTGCATATTAAAATAGAAGAAAAAATTTATGAAGTATTGCCCAGTCAAATTAATTTTGTACCATGCTTTGCTCTTTCTATACACAAATCTCAAGCAAAAACATTTCCTGGTATTAACATATATATAAAAAAAAATGATATTAAAAATAATAGAAAAAAATATATACGATTATTATATGTGGCATTAACTAGAGTTAGACATTTTGATAAATGTTATATTAATATATACTAGAGCATTTGACAAAAAAATATAGTTAGATAAATATTTTTTTTTAAAATTTGAATTGAAGATTATAATATACACTAATATACGAGAAAAACGAAAAATAAATCACTATGCCCAAATACTCATGCGAAAAATGCAGTAAAGATTTTTACCAAAAGAATGACTACACTAAACATATGAACCGTAAGCTACCATGCGACGGAACTAATATGTCTGAAAAGGTTGCCAACCTAGAGAAAAAAATAGAGAAACTTGAAAAAATAGTACCTGTAATTGAATTTTCCAAAACTGAAAATTTAGAAGAAGATATCATACCCGAAAGAATTTCTACAAATTCAATTCCGATTGACGCTACTATGTCGACAACTGAACATAAAGATGAATCTAATATTAGAATATTCTGTGAGAAAAACAATATTAATTTTAATAAAAATGTTACTAAAGTTATTCTACAAAAAATATGTGATAAGTTTGAATTAGATTATAATAAGAATGCTACACTTAAATCACATTATGTTATCAAACTTAGTGTGTATTTTAAAGAACATACAGATGAGTTAACTGTAGAATTGCTTGCTGAATTTGGGGTTAACCCATCTGTTAAAAAGCCGGTAACCAAGCCTGATAAAAAGCCCGCAGTTGCGCAAAAGTCAACACCTAAGGATGAGAAAAAAGAAACGGTTGATGAAACTAAAGATGAAAAAGAAATAGAATTCACAATTACTAACCGCGAAGATCTTAAGGATAAAATACACGAAATACATAATTATTTAAGAAATGGTGGTGTTGCGTTTGGCATGGGCGCGTTAAAAATATTTAATCTTCTATATGGTCTCGCTAGAATTGAAAATTTTGGTATGATTGAAAAAACTAAATTAGACAATAAATGTAAATTTTCCAGTTTACATAATGTAAAAGAGACAGAAATATATGAAAAGGTTACTAATATATCAGAAATAATTCATAATAATTCAGAAATTAATATTTATAAATCGATTTCATGTGATATTCCTAGTAATATAACTGGTAAAATATTAAAACATTTAATTAACGATATACAATTACTATTAGACAGTGAAGAAAGAATAAATGAACAATTATCTGGAAAAATTTATGAATACTTTATAGGTAGAGACAAATCTGCAATTTCTGATTTAGGTGCCTATTTTACGAATAGACATATTGTAGAATATGTCTACAATATAGTTAAACCTCAATTAGATGATAATGGTAATGTACCAAGTATGATAGATCCATTCGGCGGATCGGGAGGATTTACATTAGGATATATCCAATGGTTAAATAATCTTGAAAGTTCATCAGATACAGAAAGCCATATTAATTGGTCAAAAAATATTAACAATATCAATCATATTGATATGAATCCTGATGTTGTTAGATATGCAGGAATGGAAATACTATGTATGACTAAAGAAATACCTAATATGGATGAATGTATTATATGCGATAATGCATTTACGTATGAATCGTATAAAAAATATAAATATATATTCACAAATCCACCGTATGGTGGTGACAAAGATAATAATAAATCAATGTATGCTAAATTAACAAGAACTATTGCATTCTTGGTTAAAAAATTGGAAACAGAAAATGATGTGAAAAAAATAGATAAATTAAAGAAACAGGCAGAAGATTTTAACATAAAGTTAAAATCAATCAAAACAAGAAAAGAAACTCAAAAAGTTTCTATTAACAATTCAAGTAATTTTATTAAAAAGTATTGTACTGATAATAAACTTGATAAATCCAAATATAAGGATAAAGAATCTGTTTCATTAATTCTTATGATGGCTCTTTTAGATATAGGCGGAACTGCTGTTGGTGTATTAAAAGAAGGAGTATTCTTTGATAAAAAATATTCTACATTGCGAAAACATTTAGTTGAAACCTTTGATGTTAAATTGGTTATCAGTGTGCCTCAAAACCAATTTGAAAATACATCTACTAAAACAAGTATATTAATATTTGAAAAACCAATTAATAAGAAAACAACATCTATAATCGAATTTCGCAAATTAGATGTTATTAATTATGATGATGATGTATTTGAAGAAATTAATGGAAATTGGGTATTAACTTATATGAAAGATGATATTAAAGAATTAGGTGAAACTAGAGTTAGCACGGCTAATTTAAATGAATTAAAAACATCTAATTATAACTTTGACGGAAAGAAGTATAACCTGAAAGAATTAATTCCAGGAGACGGATTTAAAATGGTAAAAATCGGTACTATTGTTAAATTCTTATCTAAAAGCAAAAGAAAAGCATCGTTCGGAAAATCAGAAGGATTAGTTCCATTCTATACATCAAGTGATAAAATTAAATACTGTGATATTGCTGATTATAAAGAAGAATCTATAATTATTGGAACTGGTGGTAACAGTTCTTTACATTACAATAACACATTATTTAGTTGTTCGGGTGATAATATAATCATAACAAGTAAACAATCTCAATATATTTACTATATAATAAAATCATTATGGGGTTTATTTATGGGACAAATGTCTGGATCAACTATTAAACATGTTAATAAAAATATGTTAGAAAATTTTAAAATCCCAGTTCCTGAAGATACTAATGTAATGCAAATGTGGGTTGATAGAATATCGAAACCTTACGATGAAAAACTCACCAATGCAAAACTCTTGGAACAGAAGGAACAACAAGTCATGGACGAAATCAAAAGAATCACCGAAAAAGAAGAATGTGATGAAAAAAAATTAGAAACATTATTAAAACGAAAAAATAATGGGTCAACTAATAGCACTGATGTTATAGTTAATTCAAAATTAAATATACCATTTTACGCAGCTAGATGTAAAAATCCATATGGTTATACAGGTCATTATGATTTTGATGGGGATGACTATTTATTATTTGCCAAATCAGGTGGAAATGCATCATGTAAATTTGGAAATCAATTAGGAATTGGTAAATTCTGGAGAATACATGGAAAATGTTCAGCAAATGTTGCTATGATTAAATACGATTTTATACAAGAAATATATAATATAAATTATATTGTAAACTATTTATTACGAAACTTACATGATATACAACGTATGGCAATATATACAACTGGCAACGGTAATATAAATTTAAATGATTTAAATGATTTTATTATTAAAATCCCAAAGAATAAATCTTTGATTGATAACTTAGAACCATTGTTTCAAGAAATAGAACAATTAAAAACTGATATTGAAAATGCTGAATTATTATTCAAACAAGAAATAGAAGAGTTGCGCAAAGCATCACTAAAAGAATAATAAGTTAAATATATTTATATACCAAAAAAAATATAATATTTTTTTCATACTTCAAATTAATTAACTTTATTAATTATCTAGTAATTATCTATTCATTAATCTGGCTTCTAACTCTTCTATATATTTATTTTTTTGTTCTAATTCATTCTTTAATTCATCTACTGTTTTGATTTCATCTGATGTAATACTTAGACTATCCATATTAATACGACACAATCCAACATGTGAACAATATTTAACTTCATTAATATCCAATATAACAGGTTTTGCTTCATTGTATATTAATGATTTCTTATTTGTATTTTTAGTTAAATGAATTCCTAATTGAGACCCTCGGCAATCCTCTGTTGAAATATTAAGATGGATAGAATTGTCTTTTTCATCAATGCTTAAAGATAACCAATTTATCCAATCCAATGGTTGTTCATCCATATCGTCGCATCGATCGTCATTATTAAATATAATATGAATCTTATCTGGATTACTTTCTGGAATATCATTAACACTCCATAAAACTGGGTAAGTATTAGTAATATCAGTATTAGAATCGGAATGAATGTCGCTCATATCGTCTAGGTTATTTTAGATAATATTATTTTCAAATTTTAAAATTTGAATTTGTGATTTAATAATATTAAATCAACCATGTCTACCGAAATGAATTATTCGTATACGATGCGACAAAATATGTATGACAGTATGTCTTGTCAATTGTCGGTTTTAAAAAGAAGAAAAAAATTAATATCTCCATGGAACCATACTAAAAAACAATATGATGATAATAATATTAGATGTAAATATGCGCAAGTTTTTACCGATATTGAAATTAATTCAAATATAGTAATACTTGCGTCAGATTCTGATAAAATATTATTGGTCAAAGTTATATCTGAATTAAAAAAAGAAATATGTGATGACTTATTTATAATAAGACACGAAACTAGATCATGTGAACATGATTATATTACACATGGATGTAAATTATGTGTACAAAGTATCATTAAAATAGTAAATTGTATTAGAGACGATGTTGAAGAAGTTAAAGATTTCATCGTAGAACAATTATATACATTTTACACAGATATAGAAATATTACAGGAACTTAATAAAAATTTATATAATTTCACATTTATTCAAAGTTCTATTGGAAAAATGCGACCTGAAAAAAATCTTACATTAAAATCAACTTGTGCTAAATCCGATGGTGTCAATGAATCAAATGATGAATTTGACGTTTCCAGTGAATCAAATGATAATCATCATATGTATTATGAAAGGGAAAATAAATCAAATGGTGATATTATCTTTACTCCATATAATATAAATATAGATGAATATGATAGAAAGGAACTCGATGATGGAAAAATATTATTTTCAAAGATTAATGAAAATAACGTTGAACTAGACGGAATTAAAAATTATGAGTTCTCCAGGTCTGAAATTATTAAATGTCGGATGTATGCTAATACATTTAATAATATTAAATATAGGCATGTCTTAGATAAACTTTATGCAATAATTGATGATGGGTTCAATATTATTAAAAACACTACATTAAATATAAAAACCATAAATAAAAATGATTCTGGTTATAGATATTATCCAGAACTTGGAATAAGTGTGCAAGGCGCCGACACTAAAAAAATATTATATGAAATAGTTCATCAATGTGAAAAAAATAATATATCATTATTATTGAAAATATCATTATTGGATAATACTAGAGTTTCTATTGCGGTCTAAAAATGTTTAACTTCGTAATTTACGTATACGTCGGGTATCTAATAAATATTCCATATTTTTAAAATCCTTGTAAAAACACCCCGGATTTTCAGGTAGATTGTATTTTTTATAAAGATTTACATATGTTTTTGATGTAATTTTTTCGTTCAGACATTTTTCTTTTAACTCCTCTTTAGTTGGTGGAAATATTGATGTATCAACTCCTAAGAAATCATACATACAACTCCAAATAGTAGATGATTTACCTGTAAAATATTTTTCAGGTTCTTGTATGAAATCAAGTCCATCTTCTTCAAATGCATGTTTAGAATTTTCATAATCATATACACTTGTAATCTTGTGTTTAATATTCGTACGTTGATAAATACTATATTCATTTTTATCCCAGTTATCGCATTGCAATACTCTCCTGTGTCGAATTAACATTTTAATAGTATTAGTTTCAAGTTTATCAAAGTCAATGTTATTATATCTAATTTCATCAACGGTTTGTACTGATTTTGATTTTGACATTTTCGCATATTTAATCTTTGCAAATACATTATTGTCAATATTATGCAATTCTACTAATAAATCTTTAACCTTTGTAAAACTACATAATTTCGTTTCTTTGGTTTTTGAGTCGATAAATGGGCATATATAATTAGCTATTTTGTTTTTATTAGACGGGTCTAGTCTGTTAGCCCGCAATAAAGACTGAATCAGTCTAATTGTAGAAATCATTTTCTCAGCAATTGTACATGTATTGAAATATGAATCATCGAAGCCTTCACCAAATATATATACACAAGATATTATTCCTATATCAGACTCTTTGTATTCTTTCATCTCATTATCTAAATCAAATGATTGGTTGCTGCTTAATGTTTTATTATAAATTTTTTTATTGTGGTTTGGGTATTTGCTCAATAATATTTGATTTATATAATCCGTTACTAGTTTAGCAGATTTAACCGAATTACAATATACTAAAATATGTGAAATTTTATCTATTTTATTATAATTCATCATTGCTTGAACAATGGTAATATATGCTGATAAGAATAACTCAATATTTTTTATTGTTAAATTTAGTTCTGATATTAATAAATTAATATCATTTATATTCATACGCAATGTTATAAACCTATAGTCTGTAATATATTTATTTTCAATCGCCCATTTAACGGATTTTTCATCTAATAATTTTCCAAATATATCTACATTAAAATTATCTAATTTATTTTCGTGTACTATTTGCTTTAACGTCGCTGACAGTGAAATAGTTTTTTTACATTTGATTTTTAACATATCGGTAAATTTACCCTGACCGACAGTTTCATTTTCCATTTCATCACAACATTTTAAGTCGATACCACATAAGTGATGACATTCATCAAATATACCAAAATCAAATACATACTTTGTCAATTTATGTGATGAATGGTATGTTGTTAAAACAATAACTTTTTCATTAGAATTTAAAAAATTTTCTATTTCTATTTTGGTTGTTGTAATTAAGCATGATCCCGTTGAAGTATAATTTTTTACATTTATTTTCTTACTTGAAACAATAAGAAATTTAAACCCAATACTTATTTCATGATAACTTATGATTTTAAACCACTGATCCAAAAGTATATTAGACGGGATCCCTATTATAAGTTTATTTACTGTATATAACCTTGCAATATATAGTGATGTTAATGTCTTACCTAAACCACAAGCCCAATTCAATATTGAATTGTTTTCTGTTGTATATATTTGTCGTGCCTTTTCAATTGCGATAGTTTGATAATCACGTAATACTAATGAACTATTTGGTAAATTATTTTTTTGCTCGGCAGCCTGCCAAAAATTTGTCCAATCGAATGTATCTGGGTTCTGGGTTGTATATTTTAATTTTACCGATCGATTGATATCATCCAATTCATCTTTAGAATACTGTTTTACTAACTTTAATCCCAGTAATGGAAACTCCTGTTGAATAATTTGTTCTATTAAATCAACACCACTTAATTTAATAAACTCATTTGATGTTTTAGTTTCCGATTCGATTAAATGAATCTTCAACTTCGTTAATAATGGATATTTATCACAACGACTATTTGAATTAAGTTGCTTTGTAAATAATGAAAATATTTTGTCAATTTCTACATATGGTAATATATATTTATCACTTTTAATTTCAAATATGTGTGTGTATTTACTTAGTTCCGAGTGTTGTTCGGTAGAATCGTTAATGCGATTAACTAAATTTTCAATACCTCCTGATACATAACCATATTTACATTTATTTAAGAAATACCAATCATCATTTATAGTTATGTAGATGTTGTGAGCGAACATCTTTCGGTATATAATCCCTTTGTTTAATTTTCAAATTTCATAAAATTTGAAAGATTTGTCACGCAAAAAAAAATATATTTTTGTATTTTCTGATTTCCATATTCAGGTAAATCAATACGGAATCAATAATATTTATCACCGCTATTATCATGATTTTTATCATCGGTATTTTTTTCAGCAAATCCACCAGCTATAGAAATAATGATTACTATCGCAAAGATAAATATTCCTATTGCCAATCCTATATAATATTGTTGCCTCTTCCATTTTTGAGTTTCTTTCCAAATTTCTAATTCTGCTGGCGTGTCTATATTAATATTCATATTAGTATTTTCCGATGATATGCGAGATGGGTATCTTGTATTATAATAACTCATAATTATATTTACTTATATTTACTTATATTTACCTAAATATAATTATAAATTATAAATTATAAATTATTAAATTTATGAGGTGGATCACCATTAATTTTACCTCCTGATACAATTGCTGTTATAAATATTATTATAAATATCGTAACAATAATCAAACCTATAATTAATCCTATATAATATTGACGCCTTTTCCATTTTTGATTTTCTTCCCAAACTACTAATTCTCCAGGAGTATCAATATTAATATTTGTATTTTCGTGTTCAATACGTGATGGATAATTATTTTCATATATAATAGGTCTATTATCAAACCTATTATCAAACCTATTATCAAACCTATTATCAAACCTATTATCAAACCTATTATCAAACCTATTATCAAACCGGTATCTATCGCCGCTAGTTTCCATTAATATATTAATTACATATATTAATATTATTTAATATTAATTTCTTTTTCTTTTTCTTTTGAAACCACATAGAACTTAACAATATATCGGATAATGAATACATAAGTAATATTTTAATGTCGTTTTCTGAAGTGTTATTTAAATCATCATTTAAATAAGTATGATTACCAAACCTAGGGGTATTTGGACATCTAAATGTTGTCCCTATTTTTGAATATTTTTCACCATTATGCGCGTAATTACAATTTCGTATTTCAGAATTATACATACTCGATAAGTCTTTTCGTATTTTATAACATTCTTCTATAGTATTGTTTTTACATTTAATAGAACATGATCTATTAAAATCTTTAGTTCCATCAACAACATTTGGCAAAGGTATTTGAATACATATTTTTTTTGATATTGATGTATAAATACCTTTTTTATGAGTACTATCCCCATTAAACCAATACATTGACGGCGGAATTTCTTCTAATCTATTAACTATAGGAATTTTTAAATCAAAATCTAAATTTACATTATCAATATTTGATATTTTCTTATAATTAATTGGGTTATATTTATATTCCCTATTTATAAAACTATCAACTTTATTATATATATTATTTGCCTTTTCCTCTTTTATTGTTACGTCATACCAACTTTCTGTTTTATATAATTCTTTATATATTGATAAAATAGGATATGGATCCGATTTATATTTATTTTTTAATTCATTGATTTTCTTTAATTCATTGGTTTTTTCCAAAGTTTCATTAGAAAAATCATTTATTAAATTGGACATTTCATATAATTTATCTTTAGCTTGGTCCATATATGATATGTATGATTCCATTTCATTAATATACTGGCTTGATTTATTAGCACTATCATAAAGTACTTTTCCTTTACATAATATTTCTTTGCATATATTTTCTATAGCAATGATTTCCATCGATATATGCTAACTTTATATATTAATATTATAATTTCTATTTAAAAGAAAAATTGAATAATATTAAAACATTATTATGTTCTCAAAATTAAGTTTTGACACTAAGGCGTACAAGATATATAAGACAAACATATTAGAAAATTTAGTTAACCAAAACAAAGATTTAGCGGCCCAGGGAACTCCTGAATGGCATGCGGTTAGAGAATTTAGTATTGGTGGTAGTGAAATGTCAGTCATCACTGGGGATAATCCCTTTCAAAAACTAGACAAATTAGTTGCCATGAAAGTTGGTTTTACAAAATTTGCAGGAAACATTGCATGTCGATGGGGTAAAATGTTTGAAGTAGTAACGCAAAATCTGACACAAACAGTATTAAATACTGATCAAATGTATGAAACTGGGAGTTTGGAAGGTTCTGTCCCAAATCAAAGGTATAGTCCCGATGGACTAGCAGTAGTAAAATTAATATGTGAATCAAATATTAATGGCATATCAGTTGAAAATAAAGAATACTGTATAGTATTATTCGAATACAAATCACCGTATTCAAGCATTCCGCAAGGAATTATACCAAAACATTATATGCCCCAAGTTAAAACTGGTTTATGCAGTATACCCATTACGGATTTTGCAATATTTATTAATAATTTGTATAGAAAATGTTCTATGGACGATTTACTAGATAATACAAAATACCATACGGATTTTCATACCAGAGATACGAAATTAGTTCCGAAAAACCCATTAGCATTAGGGGTAAATATTATATATCAAACTGAAACGCAAAAAAAAACATTTGTCAAATTATATGGCCATTTATTTAATGTATGTAATGTAGTTTCAGAATCGGAATCGGAATCGGAATCGGATGATGATCCCAATGATATTTTTAACGCAATTCACAATAGCAGTAATATAAAATCCGAAGTTTCATATTTATATCAACAAATATGGAATATGATCAATAACATAAAAATAAACCCCATAGATTTCGGTAAAAGTTATTATAAGGATTTTAATGAAATGATGGAATTATATGATAATGATATTATTTCAATACATTATTGTAATCCGCATATATTTGATAGATATTATGAAAATGAATTCTTATTAGCCCAAGAGAAAAAATCCAAATCATCACATAGTTTAGAGCATTCTTTATTTAATTATAAAACTGATATCAATAAATACGTAAATATTATAGGATTTATTCCCTGGAAATTATTTATATCTGATATTATTTATGAAAATCGCGATGCGGAATATGCAAAAAAATATGATGATAAAATTCAAAATACTATTAATATAATTAAAGAAATACGAATGCAAGATTCCGATAATGGAAAGTCCGATGTTTTTAAAAAACATTTTCCGAAAAGTAAAATTCTTAAAGAATGTGGTTTAGCTATATCAGATGCATTTCAATTTATTATAAATGATATGGATTAATCTGATACATCGTCATCATCCGAAACATCATCAACATAATCAGAAGTGTCTTCTTTTTTTTCTGTTGTGGGGGTTAATATTTTTTTTTCTATTTCATTATTATTGTCTTCTAAATCTTGAGCATCATCGTAATCTTGAATGCTTTTTCGTAAATTTTGTATATTAATCATTTTCCCCGAGTCGGGTGAAACAATTCTATATCTAATAGTTTTTCCAGTAATTTCTGATATAGAAGTAATTTTAATTACTTGTCCCAATTCTCCACCAATCCATATATTTTGCGGATCATTTATTGATATACTGGGTAAACTTAATGGATGGATAATTAATTCACGCGAACATAAGTTACGCACATCCGTATTAGATAATATTGTATGGGTTGAACATAAAGGTCCCTCTGATATTTCTATAGCAAAATATTTATGTAAATAGTTATCTATTTTTAAATGAGGATATTTTAACAAAGATTTATTAATATAGATACTTAATTCGGTTTTACTTATAATAATAACATTTGCCGGTTCTTCAGGTAATTTATCCAGCAATCTTTTAAAATTAGGTGTTGTTTTTATGTATTTACTATTATCATGAAATAAATATATATATACTAATTTATCGTTTTTGGTGTCCGTACAAATATGTCTAATATATTGCTCGATTTGAATAGTTTTCTTAAATGTTGAAAAATCTATAAATTGATCATTTAATTTATATTTTCTATATTCAGTAATAAATTTTTGAATATTTATGTATTTTTCATATAAAACTTCCATTGCGATGTAGTATTATTGATTATATATTATAAGAAATTATATTCAAATTTGAATTTTCAAAAAAATATAGAATAAATTATTTTTTATACATGAGACGCGGGAATAATATCAGACGACTCAATATAATTTTGAAAAGGTAACATACATGGAGAACGCGAAATATACATATTTAATTTTTTTTGTTTATTTTTTAAATATGTATAATAATATTTTATTGGATAAAGGGTTATATCATGAAAATCATATTGAAATATATCATCCAAAGAAAACATTTTTAAATCAGTCTTTTCTAAATAAGCATAATTTTTTAGATTATAGGCATAACTATTTTTTAATATGGCATTTCTATTTTTATAAAATTGATTTATATCATTTTTATTTATTTGTGTAATACCTATATGATAGTGTTTTCTTTTTGTTGAATAATTACAATTTAGTTTTATACTATTAATTTTTATAACATCACACGTTTCCTCTCTGATTTCTCTAATGGCAGTTTCTTCATAGGTTTCACCATTATCTTTGGTTCCTTTAAATGGAAACCATTCTCCCTTTTCCATACCCAAAACTACATAAATTTTATTATTATATATAGTATAAAGTATTGCTCCACATGAATGTTTTTTCATAACTTATTAGTATACAACTATCTATCCTAATAGATAATAAAATATATTACATATATATTTTCATAATATAAATCATATAATATAAATCATATAATATAATAATGAAACCTAATACAATAAAAAACATTACTATTAGTTTAATTATAGTTTGTTTAATAATTGCGTTAGTCATCACACTTATACTGTCTAATAAACCTAAAACAGCTAATCCGGTGGGATATGCTAATTGCAGTACTGATTTTACCACATATAAAAATAATCACAAAAACGATAATGAATCGTTTAATGAATTGAAAACTGATTATGCCACATATAAAACAGCTAATCCGGTGGGATATGCTAATTGCAGTACTGATTTTACCACATATAAAAATAATCACATAAACGATAATGAATCGTTTAATGAATTGAAAACTGATTATGCCACATATAAAACAGCTAATCCGGTGGGATATGCTAATTGCAGTACTGATTTTACCACATATAAAAATAATCATGAAAACGATAATGAATCGTTTAATGAATTGAAAACTGAATATGACACATATAAAGGTAAATATTATAGTTTGAGTGATTCGTATAATACATTGAATAATGATTTTAACACATTGAATAATGATTTTAACACATTGAAAACTGATTATGCCACATATAAAACAGCTAATCCGGTGGGATATGCTAATTGCAGTACTGATTTTACCACATATAAAAATAATCACAAAAACGATAATGAATCGTTTAATGAATTGAAAACTGATTATGCCACACATAAAGGTAAATATTATAGTTTGCGTAATTCGTATACTACATTGAAAAATGATTTTAACGCATGTAAAATTACGATCCGAAACAAAGATGATTCGTTTAATACGGCGTTCATTGGTTTTAGCAGATATAAAAATAATCACATAAACGATAATGAATCGTTTAATGAATTGAAAACTGATTATGCCACATATAAAACAGCTAATCCGGTGGGATATGCTAATTGCAGTACTGATTTTACCACATATAAAAATAATCATGAAAACGATAATGAATCGTTTAATGAATTGAAAACTGAATATGACACATATAAAGGTAAATATTATAGTTTGAGTGATTCGTATAATACATTGAATAATGATTTTAACACATTGAATAATGATTTTAACACATTGAATAATGATTTTACCACATCTGAAATTACGAACCGAGCCAGGGATGACTCGTATAATACATTGAATAATGATTTTAACGCATATAAAACAGCTAATCCGGTGGGATATGCTAATTGCAGTACTGATTTTACCCCATATAAAAATAATCACAAAAACGATAATGATTTACTGAGTCATTTAATAATTGAAAACTGATTATACCACATATAAAACAGATAATCCGGTGGGATATGATAAGTGCCATACTAATTTTATACCACGTGGGTTTAATACTAGCTAGCATCATTCGTGATAGCTAAATGTAGGTCTAAATGTTTTGATATACCTTCCTGTAATGCATTCGTCTCTAAAGCAAAAACATAGTCTGTATGCATGTTTTTTATTAGATCATCTGATGTGGATCAAACCTCTATATCAGGCACACCTATAACCTCTGTGCGCGACTGGACCGCGGGTTATTACCCGATAACTAACTAACTAACTATTTTGATACTAATAATATCATTGGATATATCATTATTTTTTTTTGATATGTCGTTAATGTATTTTTCTTTCTTAATTAAATGCGGCAACATTTTTTCATATAAATCAATATATAGTTCGGCATATTTACTAAAAACCTTAATTTTTTCCGCGTTACTTGTTGGGGCTTTATACGTGAATTTTTCTTTTTTAATATTATTGCAGCATCCATGTGAAACCTTGATATTAGTTTTTTGAATTTTTGAATTTATTATATTTACTTGATTTAATAATGCTTTGTTTGGTTGTAATGTATTAATAATATCAATTAAATCATCAATGGGAAATTTTAATAATATATTAAATCGTTCCATAAAAACGTGGGGACAATATCCGATATATTCAAATTTTGCGTTTTTTATTTTTTTTAGAAAATCATTAATTTTTTTATCAACAGAATTTCCTTTAATATTCCAGTGAATTTTCGGTATAGATTTTTCAAATGAAATTTTTTGCGGATGAAAACTAAAAAATAATATTAATGAGGATGTGTTAATATTATTTCCTGTATCGATATTGTACCACCGTTCTAATAAATCTTTAAAATTGTTAGACTTGTTATCGCTCATTTTATGAGTTTCTATATATTCTTCTCTTATTTGCACAAATAACTCAATCAAACTTTCTATAAATACTTTTAACGACATAAATAAATGATGTATAGATTTTTTATACGACTCTAAAAAATTTAATCGTGACTCAATAACATTATAAATCTGTTCCGCGGGGGCATTGTAAATTTCAGATACCATATATAATAAATCAGCATCATTATCAATATTATACGGCAATGTAAAAATAATATTTAACCGTTCAATAAAATTATCATAATATTTATCAGGCAATTTATTATTTATAAAATAGTTTTTTTTAAAAGAATCCCATTCGGTTATTTTAACCTTAACAAACATTTTTGATAAATCTCCTATTCGCATTTCTGTATTAACCGGTTTAGTATATTTATCATACCCCCCAACAATATTTATTCTGTTTGATATATCTTTATTATTTGTATCAACACCACCTAATATTTCATATATTTTTGATGTCATTATATATATTATTATATAATAATATATATAAGTTTTACAAATGGAAATTCAAAAAAACTCATCAGAATGTGCCTTTCACAAGAATATAGATGGAACTAAAACATGTATGAGTGACGATTTTATAAAAATATTAGAAAATTTTGCATTTGAAATAAAAAAAATAAAAAATATTAATAGAAAAGATGTTATCGACCATCTTAAGACCGTATATAATTGTAAAAACGAATCGTGTTTATTAAAACAACAAGAAATAATTAATATACTTGGCACCGATAATGTAAATAATCAATTAAACGAAAATTTTAAACCGCCAGGTCCATATGAAGGTACTGAGTGGTTTTCTAACAATAATATTGATAATGTTTTACAACAAATCGCCATAAAATATAAAAAAAAACATTTCTTACATATCAAATTTCAAATGAGAGATTTTCAAAAAACCTGCTCAGAATTAGCGCGATTAAATTTAGTAAATGCGTATAAAAATGGTATGCGGTGTTTTGGTGTTGTATTTAATACTGACGATAGTAGTGGCAGAGGTCAGCATTGGTATTCTATTTTTGGTGATTTTCAACAAGAACCCTTTACAATAGAGTATTTTAATTCAGTAGATGATCCTCCTCAAAATGAGATATTAAATTGGTTAACAAACACAAGAGATGATTTAAATATTAAATTAAATAAGGTAGTTAAATGCAAATCCGTATGTAAACTAAAACATCAACGTGATAATCATTCATGTGGAAGTTATTCACTATATTATATTATATCAAGATTAGAAGGAATTTCTTATAAGTATTTTATGAAAAATATTATATCGGATAAAATGATGCATGATTTTCGTTATACGTTATTTAGGAAAGAAGTTTAACAGTCGTTGGCAAATCTGTCTCTATTATTCAGATTTTTCATCACCGGGTATAGTATTTATTAATTGGGATAATGCTTCACCCATTTGAGACATATCTAAATCTTCACCATCGTCGCTTTCATCAGTGGCGTTTTCATCAGCTTTCTTATCAGTGGCGTTTTCATCAGCTTTCTTATCAGTGGCGTTTTCATCAGCTTTCTTATCAGTGGCGTTTTCATCAGCTTTCTTATTTGATTTTTTATCCATCATATTAAATTGTGAATTTAATATATTAAATAATTTTTTGATTCGTGGATCACTGTTGTTTGAACTAACCTTTTTCATATGCATAATAATTTTCCTAAATTGGTTCGTTATATTAGCATTAGTTTTCTGTTTCATACTCACATCTATAATAAAACTTTCTATGATAATAGAAGGATTTTCTGACTCAACACTATTTTTATAATATCCCTTAAAATTATCTTCTAACATTTCTACTGAATTTTTAATTATATCAAATGCCTTTTCGCATCTGGGAATTTGTTTTTTTAATTTTTCTATATTATCTATAAGCACCCTACTGAACTTTTTAATATCTATATCTGGAGATGTTATTATTTCATATAATTCATGACTAATGTGATATGTGTGATTTAATATATTTAAGATATATTTTTTTGCCATATTATTTAGTTTATCTGATGCCCATAACATTTTAATATCTAATTGCGTAAATGCTAACGGTTTTAATGAAAATCCCGGTTCTCGCTTAATAAATTCATCCTTTAAATTATTTTTATCATCTAGGTATCTTTTATATTTTTTAAGGTTGCCGCCGGTAACAATGATATTTTGAATTTCATTTTTATTTTTTATTTCTTTATATAGTACATTTAATGGCTCTAGTTCCATATCAGTTAATTTTCGTTCAGATAAGTTATTTTTAGTTATTTTTTCCAAATTATCTATAAATTCTTTAATTTCCCGAAATTCCATATTATATTCAGAAAAATTATCTATAAATTCAGAAAAATTTAATAAAAGATTATATATTTTAATAAACTTTTTAAGTAATTCTTGTATTGATAAATATTTTGGAATAATTATATTTGCATCGGCATTTTGTGATCCGGTCATTTGTTCAAATAAATTATTTAAATCAGCCGCGTCATCGGCATCACCGCCTTTTGGATTTATTTTTTTCATTTTAACACGTCCATTTCGAGGCATTTTATATTTAAAAATTAAATATAAACTATTACATTAATTGTTTATAATATATAAATCAAGAATGATCTCCTTTTATTAATCTGTATTCTATAATATTTTTTAACATTTTATCCATACATTCCCATATTATTGCGTGTTCTTTAGTGGTTAAATTATCATAATCATCTCGAAAAAGCTTAATTAATTCATCTATCATTTTTGCGTGGTCAGACCCTTTTGTGTATTTTTCAAAAGAACATGTTTTAAAAAACTCTATATCATGATTCATAATATAAGTTTTATTTTCCCATATTTTATCGGAACTAACATCTATTAACATATTTGGATTTTCGTTTTTTACTATTCGCACGATTCGTTTTAGCCAATCTATATTTGGGTTATTAGATAAAGAATTATCTGCCATATTTACTAATTTACTAATTTGTCTATTGAAATTGTTAATTAAGTCATGTATTTTTTTGTCTATTTTTTCGTCCATAATATTAAATATATGATATAATATGATATTTTTATATCAAAAAATGAAAATAATATTTTCATTATTACATAACATGTCCTCCGACGGATAAGTTAAGACCGTTAAACATTTAATAAGAATGTACATAAATGGCAACCACATAAATATTTTAATTCTTCTCAGTAGGAATTTAATAAAATTATTAAATAATATATTGTATTTTTTTATTTAAAAATACAATATAAAAATGTATGACAAATATGCATGATAAAAAATATGTTATTATGGGTTCCCTAATATTTTGCGGAATTTCATTATTTATTTATAAAAAGTTACTAAAAAATAAACCGGACAATTCGATTACAGAACCCGAAATAGAACCCGAAATAGAACCCGAAATAGAACCCGAAATAGAACCCGAAATAGAACCCGAAATAGAACCCGAAATAGAACCCGAAATAGAACCCGAAATAGAACCCGAAATACGTATGACATCATATTCAGACATAGAATTGAATTATGTCAATAAAGATAATACAAAATTAGATGATGCGAATCCAATTATAATTATGAGTAAAAATATATCTTAAATTTATAATTATTATTCATATAATTATTATATGTCAGAAAAGGAAGAAAATATTAACGATAAAAAAGAAGATGCCGTAAAATCCGATATAGTATGTATGTTAAAATATATATTTATAGATTCTGATAAGTTAGCTATTTTACAAACAACTATATTAAATAAAGAACAAGATAAAGAACAAGATAAAGAACAAGATAAAGAACAAGATAAAGAACAAGATAAAGAACAAGATAAAGAACAAGATAAAGAACAAGAATTGATACAAACCCAAACCCTGTTTAAAAAAATTAGTATTCTATTTAAAGTATTTAAAAAAATTCTTAAAATGTTAATTTTACAAGTCGATGATGAAATTTATCAAATGATTAAAGAGCATGAAATGAAAATACCCGAAGACCTTGAACAGTTAACAAGGTTAATAGGAACATTCCATAAATCATTTAATGATGCCCAAATTAAACTATTATTTGATATAGTTGATTTTCATAAGTATAAAGAATTCATAAGCATATCAGAAATAAATTATTTAATGATACCATTTATTGCTAATAAGTCAATAAATTATAATAAATTAAACCCCGACTTTAATTTATTTTCTATTTTAATAAGAGATTTGTCGTGTTATGTTTTATCACTCAATATTAATTTTGAAGATTATTCAATAATTGAGCAATGCTAAAATTGAAATTTATGAATTTAATAAATATAATGTCTAGAACATACTTTAATAATGGATTTGTAGATAGTTATGTATCTAATATAGGGTTATCAGAGTTACTACAAACAAAACAAAAACTAATTGAATGTGATAAATGATTGAGTATAATGGGTATATTATGTAAAGCATATCATTTATATATTTTTTTAGTGCCGCCATTATATTCATATGCAAATCCTTGATCAATTAACCATTTATTAAAATTTATTTTTTTATCTTCGTCATAGACGTATGCCAACAAGCGTCCATATTTATCAAATTTACCACATTTAATAAAAATAATTTTATTTAAAATTTTCTCTCGTAATATATCGCGAATTTCAATACCTTTCTTTTTTTCTTCTAAATTTTTAGTTCGTACTTCTGGGGTATCTATGCCTAATAATCGTATTTTATGTTTATATATAAGTTCTTCATTTGATCTTTTAAATGCTACTGTAATAGTATCCCCATCATATACATCTACACATTTGCAAAAATATTCATTATCCTCCATGGTAAATAAAGGAGTATTTTTTTTAGTACATTTTAACAATATTTCTTTATTTTCACACATTTATATTAGGATAAATAAGTATTAAAATAATAAGTATTAAAATAATAAGTATTAAAATAATAAGTATTTTAATAATAAGTATTTTAATAATAAAGATGGATTCGGTAAGAAGCATACATGATAATATAAATCATATTAAATTATACTTATGTACCCCAAAACATAAAAAAAATAAATTATATTCAGAATTATCCAAGATAAACAAAGAATTAAACAAATTGCAAACACAAATATCAAAAATTATACCGGCAAATTTCGCATATAAAAATAAACACATCGTAGATAATTTACCCGTTAACGTCAATATAATTGATGATATTGATGATATACCTGACAATCCATTATATTGGGTTTCTAATATAAATCAATTTGCAATTTCTATTAATGGGATAATATTTAGAGGTAATATTGGCAATATCTATAACAAACAAAATATACATAATAATAATATTAAACAAACTATTATTTGCAAATTTCATAACACATGTCCAAATTTACATAATAATAAAATCTGTAAATTTTATCACGATCCACATGAATTGTTAATACTATTAAACAATAATGATATATCTACAATTTTATTTGACGAATATAAAAAAAGTCATAGAAATTTTATTAATACATCATGGATATATACCGATAATCAAAACAATAAAAAAAATATTAATATGAGGCATTTTGGATCAAAAAATTCGTTATATAATGATTTTGAATTAATGAAATTAAATAAATCCCCATCGGTAACGACACATATCGATAATTATAAACAGCAAACTATACATGATATATTAACCATATTAGGACTAAATAATTATGATTTAACCTAACTCAATTATCATTTAATAGTTTGCGCCATTTTCTATTAATGCGATGATGTTCTAATATTCGGGGTATTACAAGAAACATTGATTTATTATCATAATTATACCCATAATTATGATAATAAATCAGCACAAGTAACTCATTTATAACATCTTGATATTTTTCACCAGTTAAATAACTATCTACAATATTTGATAATTCAGGTATTAAGTATTTATTTAATTCGGTAATGTCTTCCATTAATGCTAAAACAAGTATAGTATTATATTAAAATAAATTTCAATTTTACAAAAAATAATTTATTTTAATAACAAGGTTTTAGCGTAATTGGAAAAATCTATAGGGGTAGGGTCTTTTTTATAAATATCTATATAAAAACTTCTTAGTAATTTAAATTCTTCAATTAAATCTTCTACAGTCGCCGGGGCAACTAAATATTCAGAAATAATATTCGCTATACAATTAGGTAATTTTACTTCAACAATAAGTTCGCCAGTAATTGCTACCTGTTTATGAACCTCCATTGTATAATTATTAATTAATTATGTTTAATATTGTTTTACGTGTTTATTCTTATGTATTAAATAATAATCACGTGCCTTTAAACATGCGAAAATCCATTTAATAAATGAATGAATTAGCATTAAATTAGCAAGCCATAAATACGCTTTATTTGGGGTAGTATTTAAATAAATAAATATACGATATTTTACATATAGTTTTAATACTTCTAACGAAACTAATACACTTAATATTAAATAAAATAACATATGGTACAAAATATATTTAATAGACGATCTTTCCGTGCGATACAACATCCTTTTATATATGGCGTGTAAAATTCAATTTTTATTTAAGTCCATGTCTTTTTTATATCGGTTGAGATAAAATATTTTTTCACTGACTGTGTTAGATACCATTCTCATCATAAAATAAACTATTCATATCAGGACTAACTTGTTGGTATCCAATTAAATTAAATGTCATAGGTAATGCCCTTTCTCTACGCATACTATAACGGAAAGATTTATTAATTAAAAAAATATTATTTATTACACAGTTAAACTGTATTTTACTTAAATCTGATGGAAAAATATCGTCAAGTGAATTCATTATATTATTAAAATATGATTTATTTATTACAAAAATATTGTACAATTTCTTTATATCTCGGGGAATCTGAATAAACTAAACTTAATTTTTTAAATCCATTAATACTAAAGGATAATGTAAGTTCGGATTTATATTCATACTTAAAATCGTTAGGTGTAAACCCATATTTGGGATGATTTAAATATTTATCTCTAATATGAGCAATATAATCAATTTTATTTTGGTTTACCAAATCAAATCCTAAAATGTTTAATACGGCAGATAACGGTAACATTAGAGTTATATCATATCTATCCAATGAATCAAAATCATTGATTACGTAAATCATAGAGTTATTTATACGTAAATCTTTCATAGAATTATTCATTTTTATATTAAGTGTTACAAAATTCAATTTTCAAAAAAAATATTTTATAATAAATGATTTACTTTTTTACAAATAATTATTATACCTAACTTGGTGCTTCGCATTTAAATGAAAATTTACTAGATTTGGAATTATTTGATTGTAAATCTTTCGCATGATACTCATCAAATAAAATCATGTCATCTAGGGCCTTTCCTGGACCAACTAATGGAAGACAAATATCTGGCTCAACTTTAAATTCACACAATATCGGACCATCGAATTCAAGAAAGTTTTTCACGGTGAAATGTAAATCTGAATAACTATCACAGTACATTCCTTTAATTCCATATGCTTCAGCTAACTTAACATAATCGGGATTATTATTATTATTCGTGGCAGTATATCTACCATCGAAAAACAGTTTTTCCCAAATCTTTACCATCTGTAATGAACTATCATTAACCACTGCAATTTTTACAGGAATATTATATTCCTTGATCGTTTTTAATTCAGTTGCAGTCATATTAAATGATCCATCACCGTCTATACTGATAACTAAAAAACCCGGATTGGCTATTTGGGCACCTATTGCAAATCCATTAGAACAGCCCATAACCCCTAAAGACCCAGAGGCAATAACCTGTTTAGGTCTACGCCAGTCAATAAATTGACACGCCATCATCATATGATTACCAACTCCCATGGAAAATATAACATCATTCCTAGATTTAGTTTGCTTATTTATTTCGACAATAACTGATTGAGTTTTAATTTTAGGAAACTCTCTGTTATACTTTAATGGAAATCGCCTTTTAAGTATAGACATAAAGGTATGCCATGTATTTCGTTCTTTATATTCTAGCATAGGATTAATCATATCCAAAAATTTACCGCAATCGGATAATATACTATAATCACTTTTAATAGTTTTATTTAATTCATCGGCATTAATATTAACATGCATAATTTTTTTAGCCTTCGGTGCGTATTTAGAAACTTCTCCAGTAGTTCTATCATCAAATCTTGACCCAATGGCAATGATACAATCAGCTTTTTGGATCGCAATATTACTATACGCAGATCCGTGCATGCCACACATCTTTAATGATAGATAATGGGTTTCATCAAATATTCCCATTCCATGTAATGTTGAAGTTACTGGTATATTTGCTTTTATGGCGAATGTTCGCAATTTATCGGCATAATCAGCACATCCCTTTCCGACAATTATAATGGGACGTTTCATACCATTAATAGTTCTGGCCATAGACGAAATTTCTAATTCATTTAATGTATGATAGTACTCGACGCCCAATACCTTTTTCTTAATTTCATTTAAGTGCTCATATGGGAAAGTTAATTCCATTGGATATATTGATGCCGCTATACATTTAGGTAAATCTATATGAACCGCGCCCTTTTTACCGTCATTTGCTATCTTAAATGCTAAATCTATAATTATAGGAATTTCCTCGGCGTTTTGAATACAATAACTCCATTTAGTAACTGGTTTAGTAATTTCAACCGCGGGACATTCTTGAAACGCTAAACTGCCCATGGCACGTAATGGAACTTGACCAGAAATAATAACTAATGGAGTACTATCATTTGTAGCATCTAATATGGGAGTAATTAAATTAGTTAACCCAGGACCACTTGTGACAACAACTACTCCCGTTTTATTACTTGATCGGGCATAACCAGTTGCCGCGTGTCCGGCGCTTTGTTCATGGGTACTGACAAAATACTCTATATCTTTTTTATTATAAAATGCATCAATGACCGGCATAATGGCGCCGCCACTAAATAACCAAACATGTTCAACTTTATTATCTTTTAATTTTTGATAAATAACTTCACCACATTTCATCCCACTGAATATACTAAATCTTCTTGATATAATATTATTTCGTAATATTGATAGAGGATTATATATTGACTTAATTAATGACAACATAATTTATTATATACGTATAACAATCAATTTCAATTTTAAAGAAGAAAAATGAGATATATAAATTGAACCATTTATATATTTATAATATAATGGAATATCCATTTAAAAATATCGTTATAGATGGAAATGGTTCAAAAATTATTTCATTCTCCGGCACATTAATAGAATTAGAAGCTCGTAGGATATTACAAAATATAAATAAATTTGCCGGAGTGAGCTACGGTTCTATAATTGCAATATGTTTAGCAGTAGGATACACTGGTAATGAAATGTCCGAAATTTTACTAAATACAAATTTTAATAAATTTTTAGATGATAAAATGATAATACATAAAATGGATAATTCGTATGGATTATGCCAAGGGATAACCGCATTAAATTTTATTAAAGAAAAAATTAAAAATAAATTAAAAAATGATAAATTGACGTTTCAACAATTATATGATATTACTGGTAATGAACTAGTATTCGTGGTTACTGATATTACTGATAATCGTATAGTGTATTTATCACGACATACTACTCCTGATATGGAAATTGCGCTAGGTACAAGGGCGAGTATGAGTATTCCATTTATATATTGCCCGGTAAAATATAAAAATCACTATTTATGTGATGGTGGCATAGGAATGAATTTTCCTATTCAAATATTTGATGGACAGTTTCCACAAAACATGGATAATATTTATTCCGCGATTAATAAAGAAACATTGGCATTGAAAATATTAAACCAAGAAGTTGCTGATAATGTAATATCTGCCGCTGACAAATCTGTGACTTGTACAGGAACTCCTTCGTTGATAAAATCAACGAAGGAGGCTACAGATAACATACGATATGGTGTACATCATATATTTCACTATAGTGTCAGTATTATATCACATATGTTAAAAAGGACAGAACTATTATCAATTAAAACCGGTCATTGGGGTAGGATATTTAATGTTCCAAGTAACGTTAAATCTATTGGAAATTTATCAAAAGATGAAAAAATAATTTCAAAAAATATATCACGCAAACAATCTATTATAGAATTAGATTATTTTTATAAATATAAAAAATTTAATAATTTATTTCGTTATAATATTAAATATAATATAAATTCTCCATTTAAAATTAAATGTAAATTTTGAAAGATTTGTATGTAAATAATTCATTTGATAGAAATATTTATTTCATATTTTTTTGAAATTTTTGAAATTCTTTAAATTGCTGAAATAACTTATAATCATTATTTGTCATACGCGAATCAGAATCATTTTTAGATTTTTTAGATTTATAAAGTTCTCTTGAGTAAAAGGGTTTTGTTGACCGCGTTTTTCTAATACGTGTTAATTTTTTATCCACTTTTCCAAATGGATTACCAGCCCTCTGTTTAAAATCAAATTTGAAAGGATCATTTACTTTCGATTCATTTGACCTAACAGGTAAGATTTCGTAATCATTATCGGGGTTATGTAAATTATTTTCTACATTAATTGGACATAAATCCATATTTTGGATTTTATATTCTTCTTCATCAGAAGAATTGTCTGAAGATTGATTTATTAACTCTTCTGGCGACATTTCAGAACTATTTTCGGCGTCTGATAATTCTTTTTTAATTTCGCCCCAGTTGTTAAATTGATTTGATATTTTACTATTTTTCGGAAACGCCGCGCTGATAACCGTGCATGATTTCCATTTACGTCCTCGTTTAGTACAATTATAATCATTTAATAATTCAGCAATTTCTGTAAAATGCAATGATTGCCGAATTGATTTAATTTCTAAATTATCACCGTCATAGCAATTAATTGGTACAAATTTAGTTAACTGAGAAATATTTTTCATATTAGTATTTAAAGAATCACCTGAAATAGGTGCGTGTCGACAACATTTAATAAATTTAAGAACTAATTGCTCATATGTTAGTTTAACAAGTTTCCTGTCAATTACTTCATATCCATATGGAATATATCCACCGGCAAACATTCCGTTATTTTTTAAATACGTCATGGATTTTTTAATTCTGGTACTAATTAAAGAACTTTCGTTTTCAGAAACTTGTAAATGACTTTTTAATTGGTTAATATCTTCAACGGTTTTACAAATTATATTTTCTTGTACAAATGTTAATGATCCTCCATTAGTTATGATTTTATTAGCTAATGCTAATCCCAAAGTTAAACTTCGTGAATATCTATCAATACTGGAAATAATAATATTATAATTTTTTTTATTTGAAATTCCATTTAATACCGGAGGTAACTTATTATAAGCTGAATTAATTTCTTTGTAAATAGATCTGCATTGAATTTTATGTTCACTTGCATATTTATGACATATTTCTTCTTGCACATTTAAGCTTACTCCTTTATTATATTTGTTTTGACCAATACTAGAAACTCTATTATAAATAACATAAACCATGTTTGTATATAAGATTTATTATATTAATTTTTCAATTTTGAAAAATTAATATATACCAAACTATGAAATTTTACAAAAAAAAAATAAAACTCAAACTACTATTATTAATTTTATGAAAAATATTAATAATAATATAAAATGAATATTCCGCGGGTGGTTAATTTATCAATAATTATTTGTATATGCATGGGGTTAATATTTTTAGGAGGTGCTTTATTTTATTCACATGATTCAGACGATCCCGAACAAAAAAATCCTATGTTATGGGCATTAGGTATAAGTATATCATCAACAGGTAGTTTAATACTGATAGGCATATTACTAAAAGGATTATTACCTAATGTCGTATATAAACAAATGCGTGATATGGATGGGCAAATATTATTATAATAATTATTATAATAATTATTATAATATAATGAATACGTCGTCTGATACATATAATATAATATGTAGATATACTGGAAATTTTTCATTTCTCCCAGATATTTTCAATACTAATTATAGAGTAATAATTAAAAATTTATGTAACACACGATCACAAACCGCAAATTTTTTAAAATATCTAAATACAAACTTGATTTCGCAAATACCAAAGACTGTAACAAACCCTATAGTAAAATCCCATATGTTACTAGATTTTAAAAACTTTATTAATCATGAATATTTAGCATCCACTGATTATTATACGGTTTATCACGCAACTAGCCGCATATCATATTTTTATATGCAGTTAGAAACTATATTAAGGCATATGGTCTTGAAAAAAAATATACACACTACCATATTTAGACAACCAAATAATAACTGGGTTTATGGAGACAAAGTTGTAAAGGATATGAAAACATTCAAAGAATTTGCCCTAGATAAGCTACAACAAAATAAAGGAGAAGCTATACAAGATGGCTATTTTTATGAACAAGATGGTGTAACTAATATGAAAAACATACCTCCCGTTTTTGATTATTTTTCGTGGTATAAAATGTTTGGGATATCAGTTAATTTAACACTAGCCTCGGGACAGCCGAGTGAAAATAGTATCAACTATTTAGTTAATAATATAACTTATACGGATTCATCATTTATAATTACCCGAACAAAGGCATTATTAAACCTAATTTTTGATAATGATCAAGCATTTAATGATATTATGGAGTTTTATAATGGGTGCTATAATAGCACAAACGAAAACTGTAGTACATCGGTATTACTTCAGATCCATATAAAAAAAGAGATTATTGATGAAATATTATATATCTCAACACCGCATGGTCTCCCAATAACTAATAATGCCGGTAAAATACTGGATATGTATCAGAGTGGAGATTATACTAAGTTAAAGAATCATCTACACACTATATCAAGAGAGCATTTAGGTGTGTGTAACAATAATATGCGTTCTCCGAACCAACCATTTACATTTGACAATTATCTAGCATGTGGATCAGCTTATATGATGGGACTATCCAACGTACCAGATAGTTTACTGAATGTTCAGGGTAGGTTCGTATGTGCTAATGAAGAGTTAATAGTCACGCCTGGAAATGTTATTGTATCTTCTTTAGATAAAAATAGTTTTAATGACAACTATAAATTTTATGAATTATATAAGCTTTTAATAAGTTTATTAATAAAATCCAATAAAATAGATACAGTTGTTAATAATTTGGAAAATATGGATATATAAAATTTATTCGGCATCTTCGGCATCTTCGGCATCTTCGGCATCTTCGGCATCTTCGGCATCTTCGGCATCTTCGGCATCTTCGGCATCTTCGGCATCTTCATTAAATGACTCTACAATATTTTTACAGCTATCTTTTATTAGATCCATTTCTGTCAATATCGGATTTTTAAATAAACATCCAAGAACAGTTTCATTATCAGTTAATAATATTTTACCACTTTTTGGATAGAATTTAAAATTTACCATATCAGGTAAGAAATCTGACTGTAGATTACACATATTAGCATTAAATTCAAGATACTCATTATTATAATTTATTTTTTTTAATTTTAATTCTGCTGGGGTATTAATTAAAATTTTTTCATCGCTGTCCACCATAAGTATGTATAGGGGGTATGTATTATTTTTAATCTCTCCTATGTATATACTAAATATAGTTAATCCGGATTCATCATTAAAGTCATCACTGGATTCCCAAAATCCACGTATTAGCGAAATACTATTGTTATATTTACCCATTTGATATGAATAATATATTGAACCGGATAATAAAATTAAAATAACAACGATGGTAATAACTAATTTCATCTTCATAAATATATATAAAATACTGTATAAAACTTAATAAAGTATTTTATTGTATAAAAAATATACATTTATCTTACAAAGTTTAAATGTACACTAATCGAGAAATTTAAATTACTCTCATCTACCCAATCTAATAATTTATACTCTCATGCGCATTCAGTAATTATCTTGCATATTGGTAAGATATGAAATATCATACTTTTGAGTTATAAAAAAATATAAATCAATTTTCATCAAAATTATATATACATAAGTACGAAAGTTTTATAAATAATCTCTTCAATTTAGAGCGGTAAATACTCTTACAAGAATTGTTTCAAGTATACATACCTGGGGGAGGATCATTACGAGTACTTTTATTTAATACATTTAATGTATCAACATGTTCTTTTAATACGGTGAATGGCAATTTAAAATCTTTAATACTGAATGATAAGTTTAATTCACCATATGACCCATCATCTAATACGGTATTCCGTAATAAATTTAATTTCATAATTATTGAGGCAATTGCGTCTTTAAGTTTTCTAACTCCGGAATTTCCGTTTTTATCCTGAGTAGCCTTAGAATACATTTTATTTGTTTCTTGTATAATATAATCCATAGATCCATTACTAAATATTATATCATCTGGTTTAAGATTAATATTGTTTAACGCCTCTGGTATTAGATACTTGAGAGCCATTTCTTTTTTTTGTTTATTATCATAGCCGCCTATGTTAATAATTGGGATTCGGTCAATTAAAGTCTTATCTATAAGACTGGCATAATTTAAACTATAAATAAACCACATATTTGATAAATTGATTTTTATATCATTTCCTAAATATTTATCAGTGAATTTATGATTTTGTGTAAAATCAGTTATCTCTAATAATGTTTTTGATATTTCTTCACCGTTTTTGGTTTTACTAATCTTATCAATTTCATCAAAGAATATGATACCACTTAAGGATTTCATTTTAGTTATAGAATCCACTATACACCCTGGTCGAGATCCTTCGTATGTAAAACCGTGACCTTTAAGAAAACTTCCATCGGCAGCACCGCCCAATGCTATTCCATCAAATGGAATATCTATCGCATCAGATAATACTTGAATAATTTTAGTTTTTCCAACACCTTGTGGTCCTTGTAATGCCATTGCTGACCCGATAACGTTAGGATTTGTTATTTTATTATTTAATAAGCATAATATTTGTTCCTTTGCTTTATCCATTCCATAAATATCTCTATTTAATTTGTATCTAACATCATATAGGTATTTACTAATTTTAGCATTATTATCTGATATACTAATTTGTAATTTATTTATTTTTGTGGGTAATCCTATTGCGGCATTTATCCAATTTAATAATTTTGGCTGCTCAGATGAATTCTCACATAAATTTACATAATATTTATATTTTTTATAAACACAAACTTTATTTTCAAAACTCATTTCAGATCCTAATATTTTATACTTTAATGGTAAATCAGTATTATTGGTAGATTCAAGTTTTTTTTCTATATCGGCATATTTAGAATAAATACTTTTCACCAATTGAGAATTTTTATATTTATCAATTTCACAGCGGATAGATTTTTTTAAATTTAAATGATCAAAGGTATCAGGCGCCACATTATCAAGTATAATAATTTTTTCAGCTAAATCACATTTAGATTTAAATGGCATATTAATTTTTAGCACTTCTTGAATTTCGGGAAGTACTGTAATAACATCGCAAATAGAATTATATTCTTTTTCATATTTCGATATATCGCGATTATTTAATCCCTTTCTCCATTTTTTATTTCGTAGGGTTTTCTTTCTATTTTGAATGTTATTGCATGTGTCATCCACCATATTTTCAACAACCTCATCAATAAAATTTTTATATATGTCTTCTTCATCTTCTTCATTAGACGTACAATCTTCTAAATCTATATCAGATGCATCACTATCATCTTTATATTTTCTCTTTTTTGAAAGTGTTTTTTTAGGAGGTAGTTTACTAGCCGATTGCTTAATATTATTTTTCTTTTTT